CGGGTCTTTCAGCGCGGTTACCGGGCGGGTGGTGTTGCCGTAAGGCTGCTCAATGATGACCTGCAGATCCGCTGACGACTCCACGCCCACCGGATGCCGGTCTACCTCGGCCTGCGACAGCGCCACCACGCGGCAGCGGCAGTTATAGCCGTTCGGCGGGAAGATGGTGTCCCATATCGGATCGTCCCAGCGAAAAATGCGCCCGTTGAGCGCAGCGTGGGCCGGACGGGTGCGGCTGTCCATCACCGCCACGTACTGCCAGTAAGGGCGCGCCTTGACGTTGGCGCGCATTTTTTCATAGCGGCCCGCCATGTAGGCGGACTGCGTATTGGTGCGGAAAATGGTGTCAAGCCGGTACGGCATCAGCTTTCGGCCTTCCAGCACGCCGTCCGCATCCGCTTTCAGGCCGCTGCCCATCCAGCCCCGGCGGGTAAGCTGCGGAATCAGGTTATCCTTAAACCACGCGGCGGTCTGGCCGTCCTCCAGCCCCTTCGCCAGCGCGCCGTGCACGTCAGTCAGCACGTCCTGCTTCAGCATGCCGCTCACCACAAACGAGGTCGCGTGCGCGCGATCCTGCATCTGGCGCGTATCAAAGGCGATTTTAATGCCCTTCGAACGGAAGTAGCGGATCGCCGCCTCCGGCTTCAGGGTCATGGCATAGCCGAGATCAACCACGCACGCGCCCCCAGAGGTCCGCCACGAACAGCGCGTTTTCAATCAGCTGGCGCATCTCTTCGACGTCGAGCTGCGGGTACGCCGCGTCGATGATGGCGGGCAGCGCCTCCGGGGACTGGCCCTCGCTGAGCGCCGCAACCAGCGGCGCAAGCAGCGTTTTCATTGCCGCCTCAGCCTCGCCGGTCAGCGCCTGCGGCGCGCCGTCCACGGCCTGCTGGGCGCTGTTATCCGACTGCAGGGAGAGCGCCGCCTGCTGCGTAAAGGGCAGCATGGCCCGCGCGTCATACAGCGCGCTGAGGGTGGCCGGGATGTCCTTTTTGTTACCGGGCGGCACCAGCAGGGCGTCGCCTGCCGCCGGGACGGGTATGCCGGTGCGTTCATGTGCCCAGGCCTGGCTGACGCTGATCCCCGCATTGACCGACGCCCCGATGGCATCCGCAAGCGTTTTCAGGTCTTCCGGTTCGCTGGCGTCAAACTCAAAGCGGCACAGGCGGCGCGGATCGATATCGCTGTAACCGTTCAGGGCCAGCATCGGCCAGAGCAGCTCGCGGGTGAGCGTACCAGCCAGCTGACGGGCGTCGCTGGCCAGCAGCTCGTGACGCACTTCGTTATGCACCTCGCCCAGCGCACGACTGCTGTTGTTCTCGGTCTGGGAGGTCAGGGTTGCGCCGAGGATAACCTTGCTCTGGGTACGCTCGCACCACTCGATCATGTAGCGGAACGGGTCGGCCTGACCCTCTGCCGCATCCTCAAAGTTAATCTCCATACCCTGCGGCATGATGCCCGCCGCCTCACGGCCCAGCGTCATCACGGCGCGCATCAGCTCCATCTTCTCGTCGTCGGTGGTGCCGGAGGGGTACTTACCGACGCGCATCGGCAGGCCGTACACCTCCAGAAACTCCGCCAGATCGCGCGCGGAGAGGTTCTTGAACAGGTACGTCCAGGCCAGCACGCGGAACAGGCCCGCCTCCAGGAAGCCGCCGCATTTTGCCTTGTGGCGATGCAGTATCCAGCCCGATGGCCACAGCGCCGCGCCGTCGGTGGTGCCGTCAATCAGCCGGATGTCTTCGCCATTGAACAGCGGCGTCTGAAACCAGCGCTGCGGGCGTTTAAAGAACTGGCGCGGAAACCACAGCTTACCCTGACGCGACCAGTCAATCTCAACCGGTGAGAAGCCGTGGCCCACGGCATCGGTGAGATCGAACAGCAGCGACTCGAAGTCCGGCATGTCCTGAAACCACTCGGTAACCTGCGTGGCCAGATTCTGCTCGGCGGCGGTGGCGTTGCGCGGCGGCGTGATTTTCCACGGCAGCGTCAGGATGGAGCGGCGGCGCTTGCTCATCTCGGCAAACAGGTGGCCGTCGCGCTCCTCCATGTCACAGAACAGATCGGCCTGTGCGGTGAGGTTGCCCTGTTCGGCTTCCTGAAAGATGCCGTAAAGCCGGTTAATATTGATGCCGACAGAGGGGTGCTCCGCCCACTGGCGGCGCAGCAGCAGGTTATCATCCGACTGCTGACGCTTCAGCGCCTGCGACTCAAACGGCACGCCGCGCGTGTCCACAATCACACCCATAATCACCATCCTCCCCGTGAATAATCGCGCTGCCAGTCGCGCATGGCCCGCCCGGTCAGGTCGCTGCTGGCGCTGTAGAACTCCATTTTGGGCGAGCTGGTAACCGCCAGCGTCCAGAGCATGTGCAGCGCATCGGGACCGTCATCGTGATCGGCCTTCGGAAAATGGCGCAGCTGCTCAATCAGCGTGGTCTGGTCGGCGTGCAGCCGGATACGCCCGTTAGCCATGTGCGGCTGCAGGGATTCAATGCGCAGCAGCTTGTCAGCATGGGGCATAATGGCCCGCGCCGGAACGGGAATGCCCATCAGCTGGGCGCGCTTGATAAGCTCGGTGCGCAGGAACTCCTGGAACTGCACGGACTCCACGCCCCAGACCAGACAGTTGAATGTCTTCTGCAGCTCAATGACGTCGCTGATGATTTTGTCCGGCAGGCGCTTGCGGATATCCGCGACCACCACGTCGAGCACGCCGTTCAGCCGGTCATAACCGCCTACCAGAATGGCGGACGGATCGCGGCTGGCCCCGGCCTTGCCGAGGCTGGGGTCAACGGCCCCGAAGTAAATCCACTCACGCAGCCGGTGCACCCAGAACTTGATGATGTCATGGCCGCTCTCATCCTTCCCGGCACAGCGCATCGTCACCGGCGACCGGATCGTTCTGGTATTCAGAGTCAAACGTGCCGTGACCGTCGCGGGCGCGGATGGTCATCAGGGCGAGCAGCGGGCGAGCCGTCCATGACACAATTGCCCCGGCGTCCATCGCGGCACGGTTTGCCTCGTAGAACGCCGTCGCCACGTCTTCACCCTCGTTACGCAGCAGCGACTCCCACTCATCCCACAGCTTCCTGTCGTCAGGCCAGCGGCGCATCGCCTTAAAGCGCGCGGTGCGCCACAGCTTATTGTTCAGGGTGCGCGACAGCACCGAGTCATAGTGAAGAATGGTGCCGATGTAGACCACGTCGAGCTTGCCGCCCGCCTGACCGAGTGGCAGCACGGTTTTCTTCAGCCAGCCCTCCAGCTTGTCTCGCTGCTCAGGCTTGCGCACGTTCTCGTCGTTCTCGATATCGTCCAGCACCACCAGGTCGGGGCGGTACGGTCCGTGGCGCAGGCCGCGCAGCTTCTTACCGCTGCCCGCTACCTGCACCTTGATGTCGTTGCGGGTCAGGATGGTGCCCATCTGCCAGACGCGGCCCTGACCGCAGACATCGGGATAATCCGCCTGCAGGCGCGGGTTGTAGACCAGCTCGGCCTTGATGGCCTCCAGCATCGGATACGCCTGGTCGATGGAGTCCATGACGATCACCGGATAACGCTTGATGCCGCGAATGATGCACCACAGTACAAACAGCTGACTGACCAGCGTCGACTTGGCCTCACCGCGCGGAGCGGCGATGGCGTCATTGCAGCCTTTTGTGCTGGCCACAATCTGCGGCAGGCGCTGGAACAGGTAAATGTGCAGCTCACTGGGGTCAGCGTGGCGCACATAGTGAGGAAAGTAGGTCTGCACAAAATAACGGTAGCCGGTCACCGGATCACTGACGGCGGCACGCCGCTCAGCCACAGCGCGGGCATCGGTGGAAGAACCGGTACACTCCGCCTCAATCGTGCGGCGAAGGCCCGCTGCCAGCTCGGTCATGGCCTGACGCAGCTCGCGCAGGCTGGTTTTTATGGACATATAAAACCCTAAAAAGAATAAGGCTTCTTTGTTATTGTGTTGCGGCGAAACTAACCCTTTAACAAGGAAACCTTATGAGCACTAAAAAACTGATGGATGACATCAGGCCATCATTGCAACGCACAGAAGCTGTGCTGGGTGAGATACTCCAGATTTCGGGCCAGCAGCATCTGGCATCACCCGAAACACAGGAGTGGTCGGAAATTTACTTTCGCAGTTCAGAGGCGGCGAGCCATCTTGCACAGGTCAAGGCTGCACTGAAAAACCACTCAGCCATGCTATATGCCACAGACTTACGGTTCAGAGCGCCGAGGAAAAGAGTGGTACGACACGCTATAAACCGCACCATCTTCCTGCGGGTTCTGTTGTTTACGTTAATGCTGATGCGCAGAATCCTGACGAGGCAGCGACTTACTACTGCGCGCACTGCCATCAAAAAGGCATCGTATCGATACTTCAGCCGGGTAAAGAAATTGAGGGCCACAGAAGCCTCCACTGTCCGCGATGTAAGAATGATTACAAATTCGAAGTTATACCCAACCGGGTGATGTTCTTTGAGGGCAAGCCCCGCAGTTGTTATTGAGTAAAACGGGCGGGTAAAACCGCCCATTTAAAAACAGTCAAATCGCACCCAGCCCCATGCGACGCTCGCGCATCACCGCATTAATGCGACTGGCGATATCGGCAGGGCTACAGCCCTGACCGTCAAGATGCATATTCTTGAGGTCTCCGCGCATAATCAGCCAGAAATCGCGCTCATTGCGGTACTGGGTAATCTGTGCAACGTCCGCAGGGTCCAGCCAGACACCCTCGGTAATTTCAATTAACTGCATCCCGTTATCAGCCTCAGTATTTACGTCCGAAAAGATTCGCTGACGCGCCATGTCCGGCGTATCGCCCTGAAGCGGGGTTACTTCCAGAACGCCATGATGGCGGGTGTGTACAATCAGCCGCGAACGGTCACTGCATACCGCCGTTGCGGTAATTTCTTCAGCCCGCAGGCTGATATTGGGGTTAATTTCAATCAGCTTACCGGCCATGTGTTTTCTCCAGTTCCGGGGTAAAGGCCTCGATAATCTCCACGAACGCCGCAAGGTGCTGTGGGTACTTAGTCTGTATAAACTGCGACAGTGCGGTGATGGTGCTGATGGCCGTGGCCACGCGGTCAGTTTCGGGCAGCACTTTCTTACTGGCCGCTATCGCTTTGGTGTAAGCATCTGAGAGCGACGCCAGCAGTTGGACGCGCTCCTGCGCCGGAATGTCATCAGCAGAACTCACTTTTTCGAGCGTGGTCTGAAACTGACCCATCAGGCTGTTCAGAATGGCGCGGGCAATATCCTCCGGCGCGCCGCTGGCCAGCTGGTTGGCCGTGCGTAACGCATCCCAGCTGTCACCCTCATCAGCCGACACTTTCTTCCAGCGCATTGCCGTGGAAAAACTCACCCCCTGCTGAGCGGCCAGCAGCTCCAGCGACTGATTGCTGAAGATGTAAGCTCTGCGCAGGGCGTCGCGGGTCTCACGCGGGTGTGCCATTCACACCCCCGCCGAGGCGCGCACCAGCGCCAGCCCGACCGACACCACCGCACCTGACAGCGCGCCGCTGAGCGCACCGGATACGGCACCCTGTTTCATGCCGCTGTCCTCAATCACACTCAGGCGCGCATCGATGCCGTCAAGCGTGGACTGGATATCGCGCAGCGTTGACAGCACGTCGCGCAGCACGGCCTCATCCCTGTGTTTTAGTGTGCGATTCATCAGTGATTACCCGGCCCGCTAATGAGGCGATCAATCCGCTCAGTGGTGCGCTCCATAGAGGACTTAATCTCCGCAAGCATTTTCATGATCTGCTCCTGATCGCGCACCGCATCCGACTTGAGCTGATACAGCTCGCGCATGCGGATATTCTCTTTACGCAGCTCATCAATCGCACTGTGAAGGCTTTTAACCCAATAGGTCAGCCCGCTGGCCACCAGGCCGAAAAACAGGGTCTGCAGCGTATCCATAGACATAATCTCCATCTGTCATTCCTTCGACGCAGGCCAGAAAAACGCCTCCAGCGCTTTCAGCTTCGCCGCGTTCGCCTGACACCAGGCACCGTAATCTGCCGCATGACGCAGCAGCGCCTCCGGGGGCAGGCCGCCAGCCTTGCCCGCATACTCAGCAGGCGACGGCGGGATCACGCCCGGCGTCACCATCGCACGCGGTGGCTTCACCACCGGCTCAGTAACCGGTGCCGGTGTGACCGTCACCGTAGCCGAGGGCTTTTGCGTAGAGCTGCATGCTGCGAGTACCAAGCCCGTTATAACCACACTCGCCAGCCGTTTTACTGTCATCACTGACCGCCTTATTAATCTGGATACCGAGCAGCAACTTAGCCTGTGCCAGCTCACCTGTTTTATTCACCAGGCTTGCCGCAAGCGCATCTGCCCGCGACTGCTGGGCCATTTCATCCCGCTGCGCCTTAAGCAGCGCCACCGTGGTTGCCTCGCTGATGCGCTGACGCTCATCGGCACGGGCGTTCTTCTCGCTGGCCAGCGCCACGTCACCGGCGCTTTTTGCCAGGGCATAGCCTGACGCATAACCGCGATGACGCAGCCACCACCCGGCACCGCCGAGCAGTGCACACAGCAGCACCACCGCAGAACTGACGATGAGCGCAAACAGCGTTGTCGCATCGGTTGTCGACAGCTGGCCCTGACGGTTGGAGACCAGCTCCGGCAGTCGTTTAAGGAATCCCATCAGTATTACCCCGCGCTGCATCAGCGACCGCGCCTGACCATCATCCGCCAGGTCAGTACGGCCAGCGAAACATCAGACAGAACCACGACCTCACCCATAGCCAGAGAAACTATCCAACTGAATTTGCAGCTGATGTGATAGAAAAACAGCATTGAAATAATCACCAGCAGATAGGTGAACAGGTTGGCCCGGAGCACCTGCCATGCCTCTGTAATAAGAGACTTCATGCCGGATACTCCGCGAAGGGCAGCTGCAAATGCGCGCCATCCTTGAGCGTGGTCCAGTTACCGCCCCATTCAACGGGGATGGAAAGGTCTGCAGACGCCTGTTTAAATGCGGCGGCAATCTGCTCATACAGAGACCACTCCCACGAAATCTGGCTCCCGACATACGCGACCACGTCCACCGCATGCCCGGTCAGGTGGCGGCTGTTAAGCGTCTGGCTGTGACCACCTGCGACCATCTCTTTCTGGCGTTCGGCAGTGCGCAGACCCTCAGTGATACCAAAATCAACGGCTGATACTTCAAGCGCGCGGCGAACCAGTTTTACCAGGTCAGGGTTAACCCCCTCAGGTTGCTTTCGCTGCGCTGACTGAATTTGAAAGAAGACATAAAAAAACCCTCACGATTCTGTGAGGGTTATTGTGATCGCATCGCGACAGGGGATGGAGTGACGGGGGTGAGACGGGAACGGGTCAGAATAACTGCCCCTGCGTCTGGCAGGGATGTTTCCGGCGCCGGTTAATCAGCTCCCACGCCCAGGTATTACCAAAACCGTATTTCGGCGCGACGTGCGTCAGCGCCATGCGCAGGGACTCGCCGCTGTTGACCATGTCGTCCATATCCGCATAGAAACACCGGTTGCGCCACTCACGCAGTGCTGCAGCACAGCGGGGGTCACCAGCGTATCCTCGCCGCCGAAGTGCTTCACCAGCTGCTGCGCGCGGTCTTCTCCGATAACCTCACGCAGCATAGACAGGCGACGCTCTCCGTCACGCCGCACGCCTTTACCAATCGGAAACCGCGCACCACCAAATCGCTCAATGAGCTTTTGCGTGGCATCAAAACCAATTACCCCCACAATCTGGCGGACCGTGTCGGGCAGCAGCGCCTCAATCTTCGACAGCATTCCCTTACGGCCAGCCGCCACGCGCGGACGGCGACCATTCGACGCAGAAGGGGTAAAGCCTACCGTACGCATATTATAGGCCACCATCTTTTCCAGCTCAGCCTCCGTGCAGTCGCTGGCAGAACGTCGCCCGGTCAGGCGCGCCAGTACATCGCGATACGTATCATCATCCCAGCCGAGGCGCGACTTGCCGGTATGTACGATGCGGATAAGGTTACGCTTCATAAGATCACCTCAGACGAAGGGAGAAAACAGAAAGCCCATAAACGAAAAAAGCCCCTCAATGAGGGGCTTTTCAGGGCTGATTTACATTGTCACACCAGTGCTGCAGGAGGACATTGGATCACAGCGTTAAAAGATTGTCAACGACACTTCGATTACTGCTGTCCTAAGGTTAGTCAGATGATTGCTCAGGCCATTGATCTAAACGTATATGACATTTATCCAAAAACCCTATTAGGGCATCTGATAGACCAGAGTTATTCAAACTTGCGTCGTAGCTCAGCTTATCACCCCTGAAGCCCACATCAATCCTTTCATCAACCCCCTCCAGTTCAATCAGTAACTCCCGCATTTCTTGTCCATAAGATATGCTATCAAGGTGAACAGCATCAAACTTTCCATGATTTATCCAAGCCGCTCCCTCAAACTTAATTTGGCGATGATTATCAACCTTTATATATAAATCGCCATATTCGTATCTGGGGTCATTGCGATCAGGAGCGCCCTTAAGATAGCCCATTGAAATTTTTTATTTTCACAAGAAAAACGTAAGGCCTCCCCGTTTAATCTTGATACAAATCCAAGCAACTCAATGCTTTCTTTCCCGGCAAACTTATCTTTGCTATATGTCGTTGACCATTCGTTGGATGGAATTAGAAGGCGATAAACACTAAAGGACGCTAAAATCACAAGTCCAATTTTATAAACCTTTTTCATAGGAATTCCTTTAAAAGCTCTATTTTTATGACTTCACGTGGTTCCGTTATGCTGCTCCATCAACTGGCAACCACCGCACAACGTACTGCGAAATATCCTGCCCGGTATTGCGGCAAATCATACCGTTGTAATCCATATCCAGATAAGCCCACACCAGCCTTGGAAATCCTACACCCTGCAGCGCTTCATCAACCTCGCACACCGCGCAGATCACTCTGCCCGCACCGGTTTCATAAGCTGTACTCAGAACATCAGAAGGGATATCACCACCCACCTCGACCCATTTAAAAGATTTCAGCATTTTTAATCCTCCCATTCAGCGCCACGCTGCCAGTCAGCCATTAACTCTTTGATCTCACCAGACAGCGCATCAATACGCTCTGCCTGATGTTCAAGCTCTGTCACGAGACAGGTATCAAGTTCATCCCAGCACTCTGACATTTCCAGCAGATGGCGGGACATTGTGGTCAGGCGGCGCAGGTGTGCTCTTCCGGTCTTAACGTGCTCAGCATAAGGATTTGGGCTTTTACGCCCGGTGGATGTGCTCATATAAATTTACCCCTCTTCTTATACCGCTCTACTGCTTTTTTCATTGCCGCCTGATCAGCCTTTTTATATACGCGGTGATTGCGACTGTCCCAGAACTCCCACCGGGCAACCTCTGGCATGTTGCGGAACTCTTCAACGGTGCCACCGTCACTCAGACGGTAAATACGCCGCGCGGTGCCGTCGTAGTGCTCAAACCTCATCACGCACAGATACACCCTGCACCTCCGTAACCAGTTCTGAAGGCGATCTGAGCGTCAGACCCTCAATTTTGCGGAAATGATTAACAACTGTTTTAGCAGTCGGAAAGAAGGTATCCGTCACTTCGACGTCCTTCTCTGAATAGTGCCGATTCTCTTTCCGTTTCAGCCATGCTTTACCGCCGCGCTCTTTAGCAATTTCGCGCGCAACTCTGGCCGTGGTATTAACCAGCCTCTTGCACAGGAATACAGCGGCTAACGGCTCGTAACACTTGTGACCCTTTTTGGCGAATCCGAATAGAGGAATTTCATTAATCGCAACGATATAGGCCATATGCGTTTCGTCGGTATGAATTTTATGTACTGAAACCAAGTTACACTGATAATCAAATCTTACTGTTACACCTGATTTAATGGTCTCTTCAATGACTGACCACCGCTGCTTACTGATCGTCATCATCATCTTCCTCATCAAATGAAAACGGCAGTTTTCCCAGCGCGCTCAGAGCCAAGATGATGCCAATGCGCACACCTTTGGCTTTTTCGCTGCCAGCCTCAATGGGAGGCATTCCATTACCCAGCGAAATAGATGCCCCCTAGCTTATCCAAAATAAGCTGAAGGTCAGCAACATTTCTCTCATGCCATGACGTCAAATCCTGAACAAATCCTGCAAATTCTGAATTAATGATTTTCATACAAAATCCTTATTTTGGGCGTGAGCAGTCCCCTGACGGTTCACGCCATATTTAAAAGATGATTAATGTCGGTTTAAATCAGAGCGCTTTAGCTTATGCCGGTGTCAGCGATTTAATATTGGCGAAATATGGCTCCACGTTAATCTCCACCACGGCGATGGCTTTTAAATCACGCGCCACATCCACCGTTCTTACTACATCACCTCCACGAAGAAACTTGCAGGGCTGATAGATAAAGAGACTGCCCACCGGATAACGCGCGTTAAACTCTTCAGCCTGCATTGGGATTACTCCATACCCGCGACTCCGCATGAAGGCAGAACTTACGACGCTCTTTAGCCCACCCCTGATTAACTGCTCTGCAGGGTGCCTGCGCCGCCTTCAGCCAGAGCGTAGCTGCGTCAGCGTAACGCCCCTCACGCTCAGCCCTGACAGCACCGATGGCATAGCGCGCATACTGGTTAACATGATTAAGATTTGCCGGATTCTGCTGCATATCAGGCTCCTGCAGTCTGCTCGAACGGCGTAATCGCGAAGTCTTCAATGCCGCTGCGAACGGTAATACCGGCAACACCCTCAACGGCCTTAGCCTCATTCAGGATCGCGTCTTTGTTAATTTCCTCCTTCGTGCGAATAAAGCGGTCCAGATTCAGACGGCGCAGCGTCTCCAGCACACTATCCACCCCACGCACGGCGACTGAAGGCGGACGATTACGCCACTCGATCTTACCGGTGATCAGACTGGCCGTCTTGGTCTTGCCGTTCTGTGTCAGTTCATCTCGGTGCGCCTCACACCACCCCTGAATGCCCTTGCTCAGGGTATCAATGTCTTTTTTGAGCGCCTCCAGCGATGGAGCGTGCTGCTCGGTAATCTTCCCAATGGCATCATTCATTTCACCCTTGGTGCGTGCCAGCTCGCGCTGCAGGTCACCCAGCTTTTTAATATCCCCGATCACATCTTCTTTGCACTGTGGAACGTAGACTGCTGCAACTGCTTTAATGCGTTTTGGTTTAACTGCCATGATTAATTTCTCCGTTAATTGATTTTGCTTTTACAAATACACGATCAAACTGTGCAGCCAGCCGTACCGCATGATTAATGGTACTGGTGGCAATATTCATTTCAGACACGGTGTGGTTATCAGGACAGACTTTAATTTCAGGGTTAACCACAAAACCCGACCCGCTTAATTCAACGTCAATGCAGATTCGGACGCTCATTTCCTCCTCCCTTGAGTTTTTTACAGGCGGGGCAATTGCAGCCCGGCGTAGGTTTTTTCAGATCGTTTAAAATTGCCTTGATGCCATTATTAATAAGTACCGCGCGTTCGGCTTCAGACCCGGTGGCACCATCAAGCAGACCCTCCACTGAGGTAGACATAACATCGCTCAGTTCATCAATTTTGATAGTAATAATTGCTGTCATAATTAATCTCCATCCCCACTATCATCAAGTTCGCTCTTCAGGTTCTGCGCAACCACCGCGAACCTTGACAGTAAAATTTGAGCGATACCGCCTTCGGCTAAATCAGCCATTTCAGCCTCGTCAATTTCTAAATGAATTCCGACCTGTCCATCAGTGACCTGTATTAATGTCGTGATTTTTACCGTCATAATTAACCCCACATCACCCGACATCCGTTAACAATCGACACGCGCCGCACACCCGGCACACCATTCAGCACATAAGGCACTTCTATGTAAGGCACCGCGATCCCCTGAACAGGCGGAACGGCATAAACCACAGGAAGATTACGCTGACTGCGACCTGTTACACGACCAAGACCACCCGCATTAACCCCTGATAAACCGCGAGAATACATGCAGTTAATGACCTGCTTTTCCATGATTACCCCCTAAGCTCCTGAATTGATTTAACCAGCTCTTTGAGCATTTCCATCTGCTCACCATGCATTTTTACCTGCACGTCCAGCAGTTTATTGAGTAGCTCACACTCTGCTGAGCAGCACAGCTGAAGGTGGCGGCGGGTCGTTCTGCGCATTTCCCGCTGAAGTGCTAAATCATTGTGGGCGGTAGACCGACAACGGCAATTCCCTGGAATGGCGGGGAATTCATCTTTCATCGGATAAAGAGCGGCCCGATGCTTGCGACCATTTGGAAATGTGGCGGGTCCGTTCAGGCGAACCGCCTCACAGTGGAATTCACCGTTCACATACACATCAACTGATTCATCAAACCAGACAGAAACCTCAACACACTGTTCCTGTAAGGAAGCTAACTTAGGTGAATAATAAAAAACGTCGTTAATTTGGATGAAGCAATATCTGACTCTGGTTTTCATGAAATTTTCCTTATTTAATTAAACTGAATATTCACTGCTTATCTGGTTAATCCACTTTTATGTACGAGACCTTCAGCGCATTCTTTAATAAGCGTCGGGGTAATTCCTTTGTCGCAGTAGCTCATGCAGCTAACGACACTTTTCACCAGCTTAAACAGATAGCGATAGCCACCCGCACCGGAATAGCGCCAGAACGCCCGGACGGCGCGGGGGTTTTCCATGTAATTAACGCCATTAACAACCGGCAGCAGGCTGGCCAGCACCTGCTCAAACGATTCACGCTGCGGCTCATTCGCCACGGTTGTGACAAGGTGCTTAGTTCCTGCCAGAACCAGTCCCACATCCGCCAGATCATGAATACGGCGCAGGGTATTGAGTGCGTCCGACGACAGAAACTCTGACTCGTCAACCATAATCAGCTTGCCGGGATGGCGCTTTAACTGCTTAACACAGCGGCGCACCATGTCATGGGCAGAGCCATTGCTGGCTAGGTCTAACTCTTCGCATAACTCACGCAGCAGGGCGTAAGGGGACGGCGCAACCGCGTCAATCTTGATCGCGCTGCTATGGCGGGCAGCATACTCTTCCAGCACCGTAGTCTTGCCGTACCCCGGCTCTGCTGTCAGCATCATAATGTCCGGGTCAATATGGACCTTACGGATAATGTCTAAAGCCTCCTGCGCCATGAAAATATCGACAAAAGATTTAGTGACCTTCTGCAGCTGGTCTTTTTCTTCTTCCGTCGCAATGAAAGCCGCCATCGCCTTAAGGATGTTGGCATCATTGGCCGCATACGACCAAGCACCTGTGATAACGTCGCCGGGCTTATTTCCATACGGCTACAAGCCTCTGTGCGGGTAATAGCTTTCCGTTCCAGCAATTGCAGAAATTCAGTTTTAGTGCTCATATTTATATTTCCGATATTAAGAGTATTTAATTCAGACTTTATTTATCTGCTGATTATTATTTTTCACCCATCGCCCGCAGACGCGCCGCAGCCGAGGTAAATACCTGACCGTCGTCTTCATCATCAAAATCAAAGTCTGTCGCGTCACCTTTTACCAGCGGTATCACCACATCCGGCTTATGGACCAGCGCCGGAGTACGCTCGGCCTCAACTTCACGCAGCTGCTCCAGCAGACGGTCGCGGCGGCGCTTAGTGCGTTTTTCCTGCAGCATTTCGACATACGGTATCGGGACTGCCGCGACTTTATTGCCATCCCAGATTGCATCGCAGACCCATGAACCGTCCATACGACGCACTATTACGCTATTCGGATCGTGAATATCAAAGCAGACGCGCACCTTTTCCCCTCAACCTGCGCCAGCTGCTCACTGAAATAGCGGTTATTGAACAGATTGATTTCACCGCGCCGCGCGATACGCTCCACCTCCGGCCTGAACATTTCATGCAGCTCAGCGCTGGTCAGCATATCGAGAACAATATTTTCGGTTTTGATAAGGTGATTACGATACGCCTGCGGCGTCCAGTGCTGGCCATTCTCGCGAACCGGGAGACTGTCATGAGGCCGGTTATTGTGACGCTGCACCTGCACCTCGATTTCCTCCAGCAGCTCGTCCCAGCGCGGCACCTTCGCCATATACTTTTTCTGCTCAGCAGTCAGCTCTTTGCCTTTTGAAAGAGCATTAAAAGCCGAGCGGGCCTTACGGTGATACAGGCGTTGCGTCTCCCGGTCACCCGATTTACCCACATAAGAACCGAACTTTTTCGCTACCCGCGCCAGGGTTTCTTTATTCAGACGTTCGATAATGCCGCGCGCCTGTGGATTCCCCGGAATACCGGTCTGATGGTCCACTTCAAGGCGGGAGAAAATACCCGTTGTGTCGGCGTCAAATATCTTATTCTTTTCACCGCCGCCGTTATCAGAGTAATAAATTAACGGCACACCATGCCGTGAGACCGCATGCCGGATGGCATCGCCCACCGCCACCTGGTTTTCGGATAACGCCAGACTCCAGCCCACCACAAAGCGCGTACAGCCATCAATAACCAGCGTAATCTCCGCCATGAAAGGCCAGCCAGTTGCGGGGTGAACCACTTCCATCTTGATCCCGTGGCCATCACCCACCCAGGCACCATTAACGGGGAGTGCAGACCAGTCACGACGCACGAACGGCAGCAGGGATTTATACTCAGCGCCGGTAATACGCCCGCGCTCACGCTCTGCTTTCGGTAACTTGTTTAATGCGTAACGCACGGTATCAACCTTCGGCAGCTGCGCCAGCATTAGCTCATTGCCTGCATACTCACACTGCCAGTCATCAGCAAAAGCTTCATAAGCCATCGTCACGCTGGGCCGGTTCGGGTTACGCCAGTACTGCAGGAAGCGACCCATCCAAGGATACTGTTCAGCTTTCTTAGCCCGAACCTTACCGGGCGCCATAATCACCAGGCGCTCACCCGATGTTCTGGCCATCAGGTAATCTGAGAGCCAGCGCTGCAGGCTGCTGGTGCCCACGCCGGTACGAGTAGACCCCTTACGGGCATTGGCAATGGATGCTGCATACAGCATTTCCGGGGAGAGCGTGCCGAGCCGCGTCCCGTTGGCAATCAGCTCAACCGCGCTATTACGTTTCATCCCGCCAACTTCCATCAGCTTGATCACGCCGCGCACCAGCGTCATACGCGCATCAGCAACCGCTTTCTGATTTTCAGTAAACTCACGCATTGTTTTCTCCATCAGCGCAGGACACTTGCGATACATCTCCAGCAAACAAACCGAATCAGCTGGCCCCTTAACCACCACATAATCCGACTCAACAACCGCAGGCAACGCAGCATCAGGCTCAGCCACACACAACTGACGCGCCATCCGGGCCTGTACCACTTCCCTAAATGATGCTGGTAGGCTGCTAATAAGGTATTCATATTTCAACTCCCCTTGTAGATTTTGATTTCTCACGAGGCCTCCTAACCCACCCCTCGCGTGCAGATCTACGGATGATGGTGCTCAGGCTTGCAGGTAGACCAGGCGCACCGGTTAAATCCTTGGAAGTTACCCAAAGTTCGCTAGCTTCACTCATATCTTTCAGGCCAAATATCTTGCGGAGTTGAATCTAATGCCTTAGCGATAAGCGCCTCACCCTTTTGGTAGGGCTTATCCAAAGCATTTTTTAAGGTGCTCGAAGCAAGTCCGTGCCTTCGCCCAATTTCAGCAAGAGACATCTTTCTCTTTTTGAGTTCCGCAACGATGTCTGCCCTATGCCGATTGCATCTTCTTTTGGTCTTCATTTCATGACATCCTACTCAGTCAATCCGTGAGCTACCTTATGAGGTAGCCCGTGCGGCGTGTTTGAAGTATTGATAGATTGCATTACGATTGCAAAATCGTGCAATGCATAAATATCATTTAGCTTTGCAACATAAATATAAGTTTTTGATTTAATGTTGAATTTATAAGGATTGCATCTAGAGATTGAACTGCATCCATGCAATCCTATTGGCGAGATTGAATTGCATGAGTGATTGGTGGACGATTGATGAGTTACTTGACCAACAACTCCCTAATTTCCCTACTGAACGGAGCGCTGTTAGCCGTAAGGTTGCAAGGGAGAAGTGGGAGCGGCGAAAGAGGAATACGTCGGGTAAGCGGGGGGTAACATACGAATACAGGATGCCAGCGAAGGCTCTTGAAATTAACGCAACAGAAGTGCGGCCAATGGATCATCGCCCAGCTATCGAGGAATTTAATGCATTACTCTCTGCATTGAGCGATACAGAATTAAATGATTTACTCCTCATATTAAAGCGCAAGGGTGTTGAGACACTGCTGTACCTTCTTGACGAGCGGAACATCACGTTATTGAAGCTGGATGATGTCGTTAAGGAGAAATTTCTGGGGATTCAACCTTAAAACACCGGATGAAGCAGTTCGCGCCACTGACGAGGCTAGAGAGTGTGGTGCCGATAATTCTGCACAAACGCCCGCCGACAGCCTAGCATCGGCAAAGAGGCAGGCTGGATAATAAAGCATAGGCTGGTACTAATCAGTTTGTAATAGTTTCGGCTTATGCTTAATTTGACTTAAGCCAAGCGCGTGACAGATTTCTCAAAATCTGTTTAAACGCCTTTCAAATTCATTCAAACCAGAATCATTCCATCCAAAATACATTGCAAAAAAATCATTTTTCGGTCATTTTTTTGCGACGAGTCCAAAACTCCCAAATTCTCGCCAAGCCGCGCCACTCAAGGGCTTGCGGCTAACCTGCATGTTCTCCGATCAGTCCAGAAATGATTACCACCCCACAACCATACATGATCCACTTCCTGAGCGTCCATCGCCTCAAACGATTTTTGAAACGCCAGTTCACTTTTCCAGAATCGCGCCGGACAAAAAAAGGCCCGCACAGTGCGGGCCTTAAACGTTCAGTTATTCAAACTCGTTCCACGAACGACCATCGCGGGTTATCATCGCCACCGAGGCTACCGGGCCCCAGGTACCGGCCTGATACGGTTTGGAGGAGTCGCCATCCGCCGCCCACGCTTCAATGATCGAATCGACATAGGTCCAGGCTGCTTCGACTTCATCACGACGGACAAACAGCGCCTGAATGCCGCGCATGCTTTCCAGCAGTAGGCGTTCATACGCATCGGCCAGATGTGACTGGTTGAAGGTTTCGGAGTAGCTCAGATCGAGTTTGGTGGTCTGCAGCTTATGCTTGTGGTCGAGGCCTGGCACTTTGTTCAGGATTTCGATATCCACCCCTTCGTCCGGCTGCAGACGAATGGTCAGCTTGTTCTGTGGCAGTTCTGAGTAAGAATCTTTGAACAGGTTCATCTCAGGGTTTTTGAAGTAGACCACCACTTCAGAACATTTAGTCGGTAAGCGCTTACCGGTACGCAGATAGAACGGCACGCCCGCCCAGCGCCAGTTGTCTATATCCACGCGGATGGCGACGAAGGTTTCAGTGGCGCTCGATTTGTTCGCGCCCTCTTCTTCCAGATAGCCCGGCACTTTTTTGCCCTGCACGAAGCCGGCGGTGTACTGGCCGCGTACGGTTTTTTCACGCACGTTGGTCTGATCGATGCGGCGCAGTGAACGCAAAACCTTAACTTTTTCATCACGGATGCTGTCAGCGCTGAGATCGGAAGGCGGCGACATGGCGATCGTGGTCAGAATCTGCAGCAGATGGTTCTGGATCATGTCACGCATCTGACCCGCTTTATCGAAGTAACCCCAGCGACCTTCAATGCCCACCTCTTCCGCCACGGTGATCTGTACGTGGTCGATGGTGCGGTTATCCCAGTTATTGACGAAAATCGAGTTAGCAAAGCGTAGAGCCAGCAGATTCAGTACCGTCTCTTTGCCCAGATAGTGGTCAATACGGAACACCTGACTCTCATCGAAAGATTCACCGACGCTGTCGTTAATTTTCTGTGAGGTTTCCAGTGAGGTGCCGAGAGGCTTCTCCATCACTACGCGCGCCGGTTTGGCATTCAGCTTCGCGGTACCCAAACCCTGACAGATGGCGCCGAAGGTGCTGGGCGGCATGGCAAAATAGTTGATGGTGGTGCGTTTTTTCTGATCCAGCATTTTGCCCAGTTTCGGGAAGTGCGTGGTGTCGTTAACATCGAGGTTGCAGAAGTCGAGACGGCCGCTGAGCTTATCCCACAGCGCTTCGTCAATCTTCTCCTTCATGAAGGTTTCCAGCGCTTCACGTACCACTTTGGTGTATTCCGCTTTGTCCCATTCGGCACGGCCTACGCCAATGATGCGGGTCTCTTCGTGGATCTGACCCGCTTTTTCTAACTGATACAGTGAAGGCAACAGTTTACGGCGTGCAAGATCGCCTTTGGCACCGAAAATCACCAGATCGCATGCCTGGGCTGTTTGTGTAACCCCCATTTTCCTCTCCTCGTTGCAGGATAATCCGACGGTGATGCATCCTCTGCCACCGGGTCCAAGTTGTTATTTTGTTTCAGCACAATGTACTTTTTTCCCGCGCCAGGTAAACCGACTCGCCGGGTCAACCGCATTAACTCTGTACCGGATAGCCTCAGCGCGTGTGATGACACGTGCGCATTTCAGCTTTTTTCTGTGTCTGATGTTGTCAGCGAAAATCCGGCCGCCGTCAAAGTATGCCAAAAAAAGCCGTGCCCGACTTATCCGGCCTTGCGCCCGACCGGCGCTAACGCGATATAGTCTCTGTTAATGGCTGCCGACGACAGCAATAATTGAAATTGATAAAAGTGATAATGGTCATCCACTTATGAATATGCTGGAAAAGATTGAGGCGCAGCCTGCTGCGCTGAGTAAAGCGGAACAGAAAGTCGCCGGGCAGATTCTGGCTGCGCCGCAGGCCGCAATGCACTCCAGCATTGCCACCCTCGCGCGGGCGGCGGGCGTGAGCGAACCCACGGTCAACCGCTTCTGTCACCGGCTGGGCGCACGCGGTTTTCCCGACTTCAAACTGCAACTGGCGCAGAGTCTGGTAAAAGGCAGCAACTGGGTCAGCCGTGGCGTGGAGCAGCACGACAACGTATAGAACTACAGCCACAAAATCTTCGATTCGGCGCTGGCTGGTTTGTAGCAGGCGGTGACGCTGCTGACCGGCGTCAGTGAACTGGCCTTTTTTGGCCTCGGAGCCTCGGCGGTGGTGGCGCATGATGCCTTCACCAAATTTCTGCGCTTTGATTTACCGGTCATCTGGTCGGACGATATTGTGATCCAGCGCATGAGTTGTATAAATAGTCGAGCCGGTGACGTTTTTGTTCTCATTTCACATACTGGCCGCACAAAAATATGGCGGAATTGGCTCGCTTGGCCCGTGTAAACGGTTCCACCGTTATTGCCATCACCTCTCCCGATTCGCCCCTCGCCGATGAAGCCGCGCTGGCTTTAGTGCTTGATGTGCCGGAAGACGCTGATGTCTATCTACCGATGGTGTCGCGCCTGGCGCAGTTGACCGTGATCGATGTGTTGGCGACCGGTTTTACCCTGAAACGCGGGACACCTTTCCGGGAAAACCTCAAACGCGTTAAACAGGCGTTGAAAGCGTCGCGTTACGAAAAGCATGCTATGTCGGGAACCCGATACACAACAAAATAATTAACATCACATTTACAATGTGAGTCGTGTCACAGCCCATCGATCATATAGAATAGCTAACCATGCCGTGTCCGCCGACCAAGACCGGCTTATTTGTTAACGGAGTCCTTCATGTCAAGACGTCTCAGAAGAACGAAACATGAGGTAATACTGAGTGGAGGATTTAGATTAGATCAGATGGTTACACTGACCGTCAACTCTTTTGTGTCATCGTTATGTCAGTCCAGAGTAGCCAGAAAACAACCCTTTGTACCAGTTAGAGAGTACAAAAAGAAACCCACAGGAGACCAAAGAGCGAAACACTCAGCGGGCCTATGGGGTAAAATTCGGAAGTTACTATTAGATAGTCAAACAGATTTTTGTGGTAAATTTTCAAAGAGTAGACCTACCGCGTCACACATTGTCTAACACCCAAAGGATTACAGACAGAAGCATAAAGGCATCCCGCAGGTCTACATGTTGCAGACCCATGAGAGCCTCCTTATAACTTACTGTTCTGTACAAGAAATTATTTATAACCTCTCTCTCATTAGTGGGTGATAATTCGATCATCGTCGAACGTGCTGCTAACGTGTTCAGGCGCTAGGGATTACTTCTCAGGTGCACGGTCAAAGATGATGTTAGTAATCAGCGGGAAGCCATTCACTAGCTCAATATCAAAGCCCGCTTTGTCTTTCACTTTGACAGACGCAGAGGCCATCACTTCGAGCATAACGATCATCTCAATGTTCCAGCCAGCACGACCAGCGTCACGGCTACGGATGACCTTAGCGACGTCACCATTGATAGTACGGAAAGACAACATAGCGTAACGCTTAGGCAGCATGAATACGCCTAGATTCTCCTCGCCGCCATAAGGGAACACAGCGGCACCCAGCAGTTCGCTTGCGTCCTCTACGCCAGCCTTATGAGCCACGGTTCAGGACTGCATTCATCTTGGTTGGAACCAGAATAGCGAAATCATCCAGACCGCTACCTAAGTGCACTGGTAGGTACTCGGTCAGCGAATCAATGACAACCTCAGCGGCTGCACTCGGAGACTTCCCGGTCACGGACGGCGCATGATAGGTGTTCACATCAGGATTGCCGTACATCACCTTAGCGACTTGTGCGAACATCTTCTGTTCAAACTGGTACTTGATGTCCTCAACAGACGCACGCAGTGAACCGTGAGTGTAACCACCCATCATATTGAAGTCGCTAACGAAGGTAGACGCAGAGACCATGATGCCGGTTGCTGTAGGTTTCTCAGGGCTGAGGGTTCAGCAGTGGATTAATCATGATTGTGGTGTCAGTGGGAATGAGCGCTTCAGGTGCATCCTCAGCGGGGTCAAACGTTTTGTTGCGGTCGTAACGCACTGAGCGGTCAACCAGAGTATGACGCTGTACCGGAGTTGGGTCATTGCGGTAATCGCGGAACTCAGCAGGGAGAATCATCTCATTGACACCATGAGCGAAATCGCCGTCATTGAAGGTCCCATCAATGGAATCAACCAGAGCCTTTGAGTAAGTCGCGCTGTCATTACCACCCGGTAACGGTAGGTCAATGAAGCCTTTACCGTTGACCTGTAAGATACCAGAGGTCACAGTGTCTTTACAGCTTGCCTCCACATAGGTTGAGTTATTTACGTCAGCCATCTTAGGCGCGAAGGGTTTAACCTGACCGTCTGCATTACGGGCCGGAGCGGTAAACTTAGGGGTTGAATAAAAAGACATGGGATGTTCCTTGTTAAATTATAATATTAATAAAATTGCACTCAATGTGCATAAAGCTTGACTAAGGGTCTACGGTTTGCAGACCCATCAGATTGGATTAGAAGCCACCGAAAGCAGCAGCCTTACCGGAGTCACCAAAGCGACGAGCAATCTCAGCCTCACGCTGTTTACGTTCAGCCACGGCCTTAGCGATCTCTTCAGGTGTCGCCACGATTGCAGCCATGCGTTCATTGTTTTCACGCACCTCACGCTCACGCGGTGCCTGTTCTTCTCGACGAGAAACAACCACGTTAGCCCATGCGTCTGTGTACTTACCGTAACCACACAGGGAGAAGCCGTTAGCGTTCATCTCAGAGAGCAACTCAAAGGCACTTGCAGCCCCGGCACAGTTACTTTGACAAAGTGCACGGTAGGAATCTCTTGCCCTGAATACAGCACAGTTTCAAGATCAGGACTCAGGGTCAGCTTCTCTTTGGTCAAGCCGGGGACAGGTAGATTAGGATTGATACTCATGGGGTGTACTTTCTTAAATTGTTGATAAATAAATTCATTACATAAAGTCACGCATAGTCAGACCAGCAGCTACAGCTATGTGGCACAAAGCGGCCTCGGTGAGCTTCTCGCGGTCCTCAAGAGGTCCCGACCCAGCGCCTCAACTAAGCGGCTAGACTTCACGTCACGCAGTCTGAGAGCCTTACGGCCTTCAGGTGTCGCAGTGTTAAAAGTGGTAGGCATGTTCAGTCATCCTTCATGGGTGCTAGTTAGCTAGCGTTGGCGTAGAGGTCAGCGAGTGTCTCGACTACATCGAAACTGATTGCGATGTTATAGCCAGCTAGCAGCATCAGGAAGTCATTCCCTGTAAGAACCTCACAGGCCCCTTCAGCTTGGCCCCTGCGTGCTATCATGGCTTTCACGTCTCGTTTAACGTGTCGTTTATGCTTCCCGGTAATCGTTGCGATTTTCTCAATGGAAACTTGATAGTTGGCATGGTCATTCATCCACTCCTTAAGATGATCTCGGAGTGCAATCAGATTGACCCCGGAGGTCTTCTTCTTAGATTTGATCATGGGATGTGTCCTGTTGTGTCCAGAATTGGGCAAAATAAGAGGACCAGAAAGGCCCGCTTAGGCGTAGCTCGATGCGCTACTAGGAATGAAGTTCAACTTGATTGGAGTTGGATTACACACGCATAGTGAATCAGGCAGCGCCCTGAATGGTGGCCATCAGCACCCGCCGTTACTCAGGGATTTCAACTTAAGGGAAGAACTCAATGCCAAACAACGATCACCCGCGAAGGGGAATATCAGTGTTTCTTGCATATTGTTTACTTCATAGGATTGTCTGATGTTGGTAACGGTTAGGCCCTGTTAAGGACGCTGGCTGATTCACAATGTGTATGACCTCAAGTCCTGTGAGTTCTCTCTGATGAGTCTAAGATCAGTAGGCAAGACAGGAGGTCATATGGCAGGAAACCACTTACAGCGGAATGTAAGCGAGGTTACAAAGAGCCGATGTGTAGGTGTGGTCCCACATTAGTGGGGGTTAGTGTTGGTTTAACTTTGGGAGAGCTTAGAAACGAGCTGTCTTACTTCCATGAGGACATTAAGGGATGGTTGCTATCGCATGATGACCATCGCTCAACAAGGAACAACAAGGCATCTCAAAGTTCACACTTAAAGTAATCTCTAACAGTTATTATCTTTTAATTAAATAAATTCATTCGAAACTATAAGTTATCTAAGGGTCTTTAAGTCTCTTTAAGTTAAAACCTAAAGAAGAACTTAAGATGACGTACCAATGTTGCCCACCCCTAAGAAGCATGGACCAGTTGAGTTCAGACTTTGTGAGTCCTCTCCCTTTAGTGGGTGTTAATTATATTACCTATCACAACCACCCAATCAATAGGTTTAAACTATGAAATCATCGTATCCCATTAGTGAGTAGTAATTAACCTAACAGCGCCTGAGCGAGACCTTGAGCCATCTTGTCAACCGCCTTTGCTTTCCCATACAGACCAAAGGTAATCCCCTGCCCTGAGTGTCCCAATACGTCACCAGCTAGGCTTTCAGCGACTCCAGCTTGTTTGAACAGGGTAGCCATCGTGTGACGCAGAGAGTGCAACACAAGGTCACCTGTGCGGTCTGGCAGTGCTTGCGGTAGGACCTCCCTGTTAAACCACTGTGACGCTGTGTCTCTGGACATACCGAACACAAGGGAGTCACTGGACGGCAACGCATCGACCCACTTACGGAACTCCTCAAGCGAGAAACCCATCGTGCCATCTGTCAGCGGTACCAGACAAGCACTTGCAGCGTTCTTAATTGTCTTGTCGCCAGCATCGTTAATGTCTAGGCAGAGATAACCAGCCTCCCCGTTTGCTGCGCTCACCTCGACTACATCAGCCTTGGTCAATTGGGTTAACTCCCGGGCCCTCGCCCCTGTGATGATAGCGACCAAACCAAAGAGGCGCTTATGTGGTTCACGTTCAGCGGTTACCCGGTCGATTACCTTAACCAGTTCATCAGCAAAATAAGCACGGCGTACACTCTTGACGCCCTTCAC